GTATCGAGTCCAGCATAACCAAGCCGGTTTTGCGCGTCTTGATTTCTGTTACCAGAATCGAGATTGGCATAGCCCAGTCGATTCTGTGCATCCGCAACAGCCCTATTAGTTGCATCTTGCATATTTGCAATGGACGCCCGCGTTCCCATGTCTGCATACTGCGCTTCCACACCAGCACCCACATTCTGTTGATTCATGAAATCAGATGCGTAACGTCCTTTGTTCGTTGCATCAGCTTCTCTTACGTGTTGGTTTATTTGGTTAGTTAGGTCATGGGACTGCTGTTGGATTGACTCGGCGGCGATAGAGGCCCTGCCAGCGCGGTCTGCATCACCCTCGGCCGTAGCACGATTCATTTCCTGAATAGCTTTAGTGTAGTCCTCAGAAAGTGCACTCTGTTGCATCATGAGGGGGGCTATGACGGAAGACCCAACAGTTCTGCCAAATCCTTCCATTGCTTGTTGTCGCGCAACGTCACCGCGTGTAGCTGTCCCTCCTTGCCCCGCGATTGAACCAGAAGAGCGTATATCCGGCAACACATTTTCCCGCAGTTGGCTCATAATCGGCTCGCTTGCCGCTGCGATCTGCCGTTGCATCTCTGGATCATCCATCTTGCTCCATTGTGGGCCTTTGCTGTAATCAAATTTCGAATCAGGACTCTTAACATTTGCATGATATGAACCATACTGTGTGGTTTCAGGTGTGTAGTCGTACTTGCTAGGAAGTGCAGCAAAACCACCGAAAGATCCACCTGCAGCTGCACCACCACCACCCCCACCAATTCCAGTATAGTCATACTTGCTAGCTATACCTTGATATGGTTGATAATCGTACTGTGCTTTGACTCCACCATATTTTGCAGGGTCGTAACCCATGAACTTAGGGTTAAGATAGTCTACTTGACCCCCCGCTGTGCGTGTGACCTGATCCTTCGCACTCGTCATGTATGGCTGGTCTTGATTAAAATAATCGTAAGCCTGATTTATTGCGTTCGTCTGACCGGGCGCCAGTCCCGCTACGCGATCGCCGCCATAAATCGGAGGCTCAGCCAATATTTTTTGATAATATGCTTGTGCCGCATCATAGCCCTGTTTGCCTTCTGGCAGTATTTGAGGAGGCGCTTGTGACGTTGTTGTTGTAGTCTTCGATCCACCTGATCCCATATGTCACCTCGTTCCCATATAAGAGAACAAAAATTGATAGCCTGCAAGCGTAAGCCTCAAGTTGTCCGGGAACGTGAAGCGCAATCGGAACCACCTTCCTGTGCAACGTACTGGCACCCGGATGTTCTGACTCGCCACACAAGAGACCGAGTAAGGTCCATCCCAAATGATATCATCACCAAGATCAAAACGATGCCCAACGAACATTTGCACAAACGGGGGTGTTTCAAAAGGATCTTGGTCCGCCAAAATCTCAAGATTTAGTGCCTCAAGACGGAACACCCCTCCTAGTGGCAATGCAACGGAGTTGCCTATGTAATCCTGTGCATCTTGCCCTAGGAAAACATCTCCTGTCTCTGCACTGTGTCCGGGCGTCTGTATTCTGTCATGATTGCCTTCCTCGAAAGCACCGAGAAGAGATGCATTTCCCCCAGGAGTGTTCCCATACCCTACGATAAACTGTGCAGCACCAGTAGAAGAAATATAGCTATCAATAAGATTAGTAACGGTATTGATGATCCTGTGGACTGAGTCAATAACAGGCACACTGCCAGCAATAGTGGTACCAAAGAAATCGACAGCGAGGGGGAATGGACCATACCAAACGTTATTCTTATAATTATAAACCACAGCCATGTTACAAACGCCCTGATTAGGGATAACCTCTGACGCATCCACTGTTGGATATGCGAAGAGAATCTCTTGCGTGTCAAATTTCACAAGAGTCCTTATTGCTCGGCGATACAGTGGATGTAGGTTCTCATAAACAATATTGCGTATGGGGTCACCAATTGAATCGTCGACGTCAGTTCCACCAGTGTAGAGGAAAAAAGACTTTTCTGACATGCCAATATGACGGTCACTAAACGCAGCGACAGCGTATGGGCCCAATAAGCCAACATCCATAACCATAGGCTTTCGAGCAATAACCTCATTACCACCAATATAAGTAAGTGTATGAATAGAACGTTCCTTGTACGCAACAAGGTCATCCTGTAGGCCGTACAGACCCATTGCCTGGTCGTTTGTATCAAGTATATCAAACTGTCCTGCGTCATTGGTCGCAGTTGCAGTCCAGTCTGTGTCAGACAACTGTGATGTCCAGCGAACACGCTGCGCGAAATTTCCATCGCCAAATGTAACGAGATGTTCTCTTAGCGCGTGTATGAACCATGCATTTGGAGCAGTTGCAATCTTTGTGAAAATTCCGGTTCCCCCATACTTCCACACACCGTCTGCACGGTTTGTGATGTAACAAATGTCATTGAAGTCAATCGCAGTCCAGGGAAAGAAGATAGAGGGATTCATCCCCGAGTTGAGCAGAGTGAAAATGGGGATGTCAAAAGACGAAATACCCCCCGAAACAAGGTAAATTTTATGCGCATTAGCCACGAGAAGAAAATGCACTCCACCAAGTTGGATGTAGTCATGAATAAGTGAAACGAACTGTGGTGCAGTGTCAACCAGTGAGGCGCCCGGAGCCGAAATAGACGGGAAAGTAGATAGAACTCCCAAACGACAGCGCATCCGCTGAAGTGTGAACCATTGCTGAGGACTAAGCAAGTGCGGTTTGACTGCGAAGTTCACACCGCCCGCGGGCGCCGCAACAGACTTCCTTAGAAGTTCAGGCATCTCAATTATTCGCCTCTGATAGTTTTATCCAATTCATACCATCATATCGAACCATCAGCGTGTCGTTAGTGCCTAGAACCTCATCACCGCCACCCCCGGACAGGCCCAGAAACGTTCCCGCTCCATTCTTTATCGTAATGGGGAATGCACCAATGTTCTGCAAGATCAACCACGATCCTGTGACGCCCGGTCTGAATGCTTGTGTCGTGTTCGACGTGACGGCAGAATCAGAAAAGAGCTCAACAAACAGTCCATCTGACATAACCTGAAAACCCGCTACTACTTTCTGCTTAGTCACACGAGCTACAGCAACGTCTTGAACCATGAAGGTTATAACATCCTTCGCAAAACGTTGTAGCTCTCTTACTGTTTGATCTAACCATTTAGACAAAGCAGGATCCAATGTCCTTGGAGGGGCGGTTATTGTCAGATTTCGAAATACGCCACGTGCCATGTGCTGTTAAGGCAATGACGGAACTTCATCGAACGTGAGGGAACTGAAAAACGCATTTCCAAAGCCGCCGTTTCTCGTTACTTTCGCACTCCATCCGCCAGTCTTGAGTCCTACATAACCATCTGTTACATATGAGCCTTCATTCATGCCACTTGTAAGTGTCACGAGTAGTGGAGTAAGTACTCCACTGTGTTCAATCTGTGCTGTCAATGTACCTGCCCCAACATCGGCAACAGCATTTACATAAAAATTTCGTGCTAGCGCATCGAATGGCAAAAACGTCTGCACCGCCGCGGCGGCGGTACCGTGACCCCCCGTTCCATACCACCATGGCGTATTGGTATTTGGTTGTATATCAGAATGTCCAAAACGCAGGGTTCCCTGACGACCTTGCCACGACGGCGGCAACGGATGTGGGCACGAATGCCCCTCCACTAATGTAGCTCCACAGAAAAAAGCATTTGCTCCGATAGCCGTCGTGACAAGTTCAATCCGAAACAGTGAAGTACCAGGAGCAATACGTTTTGTCACCGTAATCCAACGCCACACATTGTCAGAAAGAGCGAAAGGCGAGTTAGTGAGCGTTAGGCCGTCATAAATTCGTATATACGCACCATTGACTCCAGTAGTACGTATGAATGCACCAAACGTAACAGTCTTGTCCCGCCAATATGTATATGGAGAAAATGGAGCAGCTAAGCTAGCGTTATTAGCCACGTTTTGCCCTAGCGTAGCGAAGTCCACAACGGCGCGTAAGCGAACATTGTCAGTGCTATAAACGCCATTATTTTGATGAATCATGGTAGGCGCGTTGCCACCTAGACCCCATCCTGGAAACGTCACCGTCGGAAAGGACGTAAACTGATTAAACATTCCATTAATAACATAGTTGAACGTAGGCTGTAGAGTAGAACGCCAAGCACCCCCAGACGAGATCAAGAGCTCCCGTTGATCGTCGTGATAAGACAATTTTCCGTTTGGTGGGATCCCTGGAAGGGAGCCGTGTGGGATAATATGAGTGCCCGTTATAGGATCATGTTCTACAGCGGCCCAAGCTTTTAGCTTCCTTCGCGTTTCACGCTGGTATTCGTCAAGAACAGCGACTTCTTCTGTGTCTCCATTTGGTTTTGTTTCATCCAAAAGCGTAAGGTCTTGGTCGGCCATCTGTCCGCCTCACACGATTGCCAAAGGAAGTTCTTCGACTAAGAATGTTGAGCGCACGACGCTTACGTTAGCACCAGCCGTACCACTCACGCGAAGCGACAACATATCACCAGGGTTGACACTAATTTTGTTTGCGTTATCGACGTTAAATGTGTTAAGATCAACGATTGTGCACGTAATAGGTACAAGTGTGCCGTTTACTGTCAACGTGCATGTGTATGTTTTGCCAGACCCTGCTCCATTGGCAATGTAGACACGCATATTGGAAATAAGTGCGGGATAAGGTACTGGTGTTCCGGCGAGTGCAGGAGCACTAGCACTGCCGTGCGGCCCATAAAACACGGTCCCACCGGGGACTGTGTCTGCAACGCCATTGGCTGTACCTAAATGAAGCAGTTCTGAACGTAAAGCTCTTTCTGGAGAAAGAACATGAACACACCAAGAACCTTCAACAAAAGTTGGAGCGGAGAAAATTGCAATAACACTCGCAGCTTCAACTCGTAGCGTTGCAGTTAGAAAATTTAGAGTGCCAGTAAGAGGCACTTTAAGCGTAGCAACTAGCCATTGCCATATTCCACCACCAGGATGATAAGCACTAGCGGCGCTTGTTGCTCCACCATCAGCATCACCACTTTCTGCCCCATCGGCGTCAATAATCAAACGAACTCTATTAGCTGTAGTTGTCCATACCCAGCAGCCCAATGAGACGGTACGACCTAGCCAATAAACGGCTGGAGCAAAAGTAGAACCAAGTTTACCTATTATTTGATAAGGATTAATGTCACCATTACCAGAATTTACAGCAAGTGCGAATGGGCCGAACTTTTGATGGGTGTTTGACAAACCGATGCCAGCTGGCACGACCGTCCCGGTGGTACTAGTGCCATAAAACGACCACCCAAAAGGAACAGAATTTATATCAGCAAATCGGCTAAATGCAGCGTTATAAAGATAATTGTAAGGCGTTTGTTCTACCGTTACCCATTTGGCATAAGTTTCATGGTAGATGAGCAACTCGTTTGTGCCCGTATTAAACCATATTTGCCATGGCGCGGGCGTCGTTGGAGGCGTAGACCCCGCACCAAAAGTATGACTCCCATCGACTAGGGAATGCTCTACGTCAGCCCATGCTTTGAGCTTTCGCCTTGTATCATGTTCTGCATCGTCGAGAATCAACACCTGATCCACGGACCCATCCGGGCGTAACTCATCTAGCGAAGTTAGGTCGTAGTCAGCCATGTTTTTCTACCAAGGAAGCTCATCAATATAAAGCGATGATGAAACTAGAGCCGGCGTAGGTGTTCCAGTTCCAACCATTTGCAATGAGAGTGTGTCGTTTGCATTTCCCATCAGTGTGTTGGCGTTGTCGGCGCCACTAAGCGCAGAAGCACCCGCAATAGTACATGTTATATTAGATGGCGTTGCGCTGTTTTGGTAGACTTTGAATGCCAGACTCTTCCCTGCACCGGGCGCCACAGTTACATTTACACTAAGATCTCTTGCGCAGAATCTATACGGAATAGTTATCGCAACCAAAAACGAGTTAACTGACCGCCCGGCAGGACCATAAAAGGACACCACATCCATTGGTTGAAGGGCTGCATTGTATGTATTAAAATTTAGCACGTGGGGTCTTTGTTGATGTGATTGTGGCGTAGGTCGCGTGCACCATGCACCCTCCACCAACGTGGGCATAGCAAATGATGTATTGTAAGGTGCGGCATTAGGTGAGCAAACCAATCGAGCCACAATGTCCGTCGCACCTGACGACAATGTCATTGTTGCAACACACCAGTCCCAGGCGCCCGCGCTAGAAGATTGAAAAGGACTAGAGATAGTTTGTACGCCATCAAAAAGCTGAACAAATGCTTTGTTTATGAGGGTGCTACTAACGTAGCAGCCAAGCGAAATCGTTCTCCCTCGCCAGTAATCAATAGGCAGAAAACGAGGGTTCGACGTAGACATGTTTTGTGCAAGAACATTGAAATTAATATTGTCATTTGGTGTCGTAAACAGCATGGCATTTTTGCCAAAGAACGTGTTCACAGAATCCTGTGTAACAATCTGACCTGCTTGTGCTGTATGAGTCCAGCCGCAGGGCGGTGAAACCGCCCCGTTGGACATCATTTTAAATTCAGGATTGAGAATGTAGTTGAATGGAGGTTGTATAACGGAACGCCAAAAACCTGGGCCTGGAACAGGTGGGATAGGCCCACTCGTGAAATAACGAAGCTCACCAGTTATCTTATCATAGTACATTCGTCCGGTGACAGCAGACGTAGGAAGCACACTAAGGACATGCTGTCCTGTGGCAAGATCATGCTCCACATCGGCCCAAGCCTTCAGCTTGGCACGCGTTTCACGCTGATAATTATCAAGAACAGAAACAGTCTCGATGTTTCCCTTAGGAAAGGTTTCGTCAAGCGTTGTGAGGTCCTCTAGTCCCACGTTGTAGTTACCTCAACGCCATGGGGCCGGAGAATTTGAACTGTGTGTCCATCGCAATCAATTCGCTGAATGCGTCGTCGGCTTTCGCTTTCCATGCAATCTGACGCCCCTCGGGGGCGCTAACGTAGTCAACAGATTCCAATAGACTCTGATACAGTAGGAAATCACTCCCGTAGTCCGTGAGCCAATCATGTTGAGTCAACGCGGGGGTGTCTCCAAACATGTAGCCATGTACGCCAAGGAACTGAGTAGGACTCACTTGCGTTGTGGGAGGCCACAGAAAGTAGGTTCTGCCTTCAATTGCAAACACTGACTGATTGTAACCCCCATCGGATTTGTAACGAGCAACAGTATTCATATCTGTTTTTCGGTAGTAACGTAGGACTTCCGTTCCATCCATAACTTGTGCGTAGGTAGGTTCCTTCATCCGAGGACTGACAGTGTAGAATTCCATTCCCTCAGTGAGAACTGAGATGAGATCAACGCCCTCCATGATGGAGAAATTGAACATTCGTTGAGCTTTGCGATGCGCCTGTGTAAACCACAGTCCCGTGATGTTCGTTATGACAGGATCACCTGCACGATCAAGATATTTTGCAACATTATCTTCTATTTCACTTCGCAGAATTGCTTCACCAGCCATCATTCTCACCCATTTCGTCGTCTCCTTCGTAACGAAATAACGTAACGTCCTGCAACACCAGGAATGCCACCAGTAGCAGCAGCATCCTCACCTTGTGCGGCAGCAGTGGCTACGCCGGCAGCATTGAAAACAGAGTTTGCGGTCACGCCACTCACACCTTGAACAGTGGCAACGCCACTGGAGGAAAACTCTGTGGGAACTCTAGTGGAGCTTGCGCCAACACCACTGACGGTGGCAACGCCAGCAGAGCTAAATTCTCCGTCTACTATGCGTGAAGCAACGCCACCAACGAAGTTGACAACGGCAACGCCACTGCTAGAAAATTCACTCTTTGCCAAAACACCAGAGACGCCCTGTGCAACAGCTACACCGGCAGAAGATACCACTCTGGTAACAATAGAAGCGCTATTTCCAACAACAGTAGCAAGTCCGTTTGCAGTGAAGTCCGCCTGCACCACCGTCCCGGCGGCACCACTTAGTATTCCAGAATAAAGATAACTTGCTGCCTGTCTATCACCTGTGGTGAAACCAACTAGTGTAGCGAGAACAAGAGCTCCGCGCCAGGGTGAACTAATGTTCAATGCCGACATGCGCTTGTGCCGCGTATCTATTGCCATCAGGGACCTGTTCCTACCTCACCCCTCGTGAACGTCGTTCCATCATCCGCCGTCGTAGCTTTTTGCCCGACAGTCGTAGTATCATCATTGTAAAGTTTATATGTTGTTGCGTCTTGCGTTGTCTGGTTGCGCCAGGCTTTGTAAAGATAGTTCAGCTTCGCAATAAGTGACGCCGTTGCGGCAGGCGCGTTTTGTCCAGGCTCTGGATATGTGTCTACACTAAGTGCATTCACCACTTCTGTTTTTATTTGTGTTGTTGTTGGAATGTCGTCGATTTGTCTTGCAGATGTTTGTAAATGAATGTACAAGTCATTCCATTCTGCACCGGCAACATCGCTGAAAAGTATGCCAATGTTATCGCCTGTCATTTCGGCAGCAGAAACTGTTACTTTGACACGCCTGGAACCCGCGGGCGTCACCACAGGCAGTGTGGTGAGATTCGCTTCTGCCCCACCATCAATTGATACTTTCACGTCACCCGCTGCAAGTGTGGGATTTACTTTGAACACTTGCCCGCTAGTGCGGTCAATTAACGCAACATATGTAATGTACTGTGTCGCCTGCTTAGGAGGTTCGTAAGATGGCATATTAGCCCGTTAGATATGCGACGGATTTCCATGCACATTCAACTGCGACGTTGCTTACGCTAAATTGATTTGTGATGCTAAGTACCTTGTCTGATGTTGTGTCCTCTGCGGACGTGCCGTTGCCAGTGATTAGTGCGAACGTCGCCGTATTCGCAACTGCAATGTCCATAACGCCTGCAACAGAACCTGCCGTGATTGCGCCGATGTAACCACTCACAATGGCTCGTTGCACGTTAGTTGCCCCAACGTTAGTTAACATGCCCCAAAGCATCAGCGTGCGATTCGCGACGTTGGCGGCAAGCGTTGTGGACGCATCACCCATCAGCGTCGTCGCGCCGAGTTTAATGCGAATGGTAACAGTAGGTGTACCGCTATTGAAAAGATACCTACCTAAAATAAAAAACAGATAACCTTGATCCACACCCAAAGATCCACCGGGCACTGTAAATGAAAGCAGGTTGCGCTCGGCTGTATCTGTGTTGTAAAGACCTTGTTGTGAGACAGCAGGCAGCGCGCCTGACGCCGATAGTACCGTACCTGTCATTGACAGGCCCGTTCCTAACGTTAGTTCTTGCCAATCACCGCCAGATGCTGCGCCTCGTCCAAGCAACCGCGATAAACCACCTGGTGCTGTGAGATTAACGTATGGCAAACGACCGAATACTTCAGCCGCGAGGTTAATGTCTCCTACACTCAACACGCCCGCTGCAAGCTTGGGTCGTCCTGTATCACTCGATCGTTTGATGAGCTTGCCCGTCGTACCACTATACAGGACGACCTCGTTGTCTATGGATACCGCAGGACCTTTTACATCACCGAGCGTCGTGTAGACAGGGCCTTTTTCCAATGAGCCATTTACGTTCCAAATTCCAATTTCGTTACCCACAACACCACCAAGTGCACCAGCACTCACAACATAGGGCGTAAGTCCTGTATACTGAAATGGGAGGAAAAATCGACGATCATAGATATTTTCATCCCCAATTGCTGTCACTCCTGGGTACACCATAACTGTAGCAAGAACTACGTTAAATGCTCCTAGCGGATGGCTATTAGGCGGTTGTGCATTCGGAATTGGCATTGAATTATCTGCAAACGTACCAACTGTAGCTTGTGTGACAACTGATGAGCCATTCCAATAAATCGAAATAATATCAACACGTAGCTTGTCAGGATCAGCAGCCGCGAGCGTGACTGTAGTTGGTGAAGCCAATGTTCTATTAGGCTCAGTCATGTCACGCTGGTGAAATTGACCTGAACTTATTCGCAGCGTCATGCTTGGGGTTACAGATTGCTGTACCCCAAGCCCACCTAAAACACCATTATACTTACGACCTTCTGCGGCGACGAAACTATCAAAAAAGTAATACGTACCAGCCGTACCAGTTCCTGCTGGAGTTTCTTCCGGAAAAGGCATTACACCGCCACCTTTCTTGCTATAAACGATGACAGACGCTTTGTAGTAACCACAGATCCAGCTTGGACCTGATTCTGGGCGAATTGTAACTGGACCGCCCCAGCTACGCCATTACTTGCAACCATCGCAGTAAATTGCACAATGCTTTGAGCCATGCTCCCGTTTCCACCAAAACTTAGTGCTTGAGCAAGCGTAGGAGCCGCAACAACCGCAACGTTAACACCGACCTCGCGTTCAATCTGAGATGCCCAAAAACCTGTTTGTCCTCCACTCACTGCCCAACCAAATTTGAAGTCAGCGGTAGTGCCGCCAGATGCATTCACACTCATAATCAGCATTGCGTCGACGCGCCAAATCTCTGTTGGTGAAGACGTAGTTGAAAATACAAATCCAGTAATGTTCTCTAACGTAATGCTGTTTGTCGTGTGCACGACATCAGCACCTAACGCCGCATCGACATCAGATGAACCGCCACCGCCGCCAGCGGGTGCGCCCGAAGGCGCAATAATAACAGAAGACATTTAGTCCTCAGTAATGAAAGAGGTAATTTTCAACTGAGGAACAACGCCATTCGCAAGCACGATGCCAGGGCTTACGGGTCCATAGTAAAGCATTTTGTTCGCAACACCAGTGCCTACAGAAAAGAAATTGATTGTTCCGAGCGTGCCGCCCGTGCATTCTCCAAAAGTAATGGGAGCAAAAGGACTTACAGAACTTCCTGTGACTACCCATCCAGACGTTGTACGAACAACGTTCACGCGAAGGTAGCCAGTGTAACTAACTTCACCAACCAACTGTGTTCCGCCTTCGTTTGGTGTCGTCAGATGCAGGGCAACACTCAAATTGGCGGCGCCCGCCGTTGTACAAATATCTGCAATAGAAACTGCATTGAAAATTAGCTTTAGAAGGTCTGCTTCAAACGCGTCGCTTTTGCTACTCATAGTGACACCTTAAAGATACATGTGATGGCACTTCCGGCACCTCCTGCCACGCGGCATCGTACACTATATGGATTTGCCATTAATTGAACTATATCAGGAATAGTGAGTGAAATAGGATCTTTGAAAGCGTCTTTCAGCACGACTGCGACGGGCGTCGTGGGGTGATTGGCTCCTTCACAATGAAGTATCCCCCCTCCGAAAGTTCCATAAACTTGAAGACACTTGTCGTCATGTGACGGCAACGTGAGCCAGTCTGCGGTCTCGCCAGCGTTAAGAATAACGCTCCAAACCTCCGAGCTAGGATGATTTTCAAACAGACGGACCCACGTTGTCGCCATTTTTCGTTATCTACGGCCTTGAACTTCCACCAGAACTACCACTACGAGCGTTCGGCCCGTTTATTTCAATGTGCTTGCCGCTCTTGCTTTCACCACCAGGAACATCCGTCTTCACCTGCACATTCACGGACGCTTCCGCTGTCTTTTCCTTCGGCTGATCCATTCCCTTGCCGTCTACGTTCGGACCGCCCATTTTAGTAATCATCCTCCAGGTTAAATAGTTTGTAATTTCCATCGAACGTGTATGTTTTTGCGTCAGCAGTTCTGTCTGTGCTTTCGTCCCATTCCAATTCCTCTACAGGAGTGTGCTTCCGTGCAGAACCACACGCAAGGACACGTGCGATCTTGTCACGATCCATCCTGTAGTCCTGCGTGAAACCACATCGAATGTCCTCCTTCCCTTCGCCGGCGGCTTTTCGTGCTTTTGCCATTACGCCACCGTTGCGCCCGTGACGCCCGTCATATAGCCGTGCGTCTCTTCAAAATGCCATTCATAACCGATTTCCGTCAAGTATTCATCCAGAGACGCATCTTCACCGTTGGACTGCCGGTTCTTCACGAACATCGTGTCATCGAGAGGACGACAGATAACGTTCTCTGTGTCAATGAATAGAGCGTTCTGACGCCACACAGGATGCTGTGAGAACAACGGATGGTTCTTGATCATGAGTGTACCGAACGGAGTGAGATACTTTGTGATGGCCATACCGTATGTGGTATCTGTGGGGACCATTTCGATGGTTCCGTTGCGCTTTCCTAGCGTGGTGATTGCGCGAATCCAAGAACTGCCTGCTAGAACGAGCCTTTCGTTGTTTCCAAAACGGAACAGAGCCTCCAGAAGCGCATCCAGTGCGTCCTCTGAGAGATTTCCTGCAACGGACCAGCCGGCATTGCTACCGCCTGGCTTGTTCGATGTGAGGAATGAAAGGATTCCACCAGATGAACGCATCGGTAGTCCTTTAGTGCCTGTGGACTCAACTTTGTCACCGAAGATCGCAGACTTTTCCATTTCGATTGAGTGGATCGACAGCGCCTCACGCTTTGCTTCACGATATGGACCCTGATTGTCCCACCGCAGGCGAGTGCGACGTGCAGTACGCGTGAGATATAGCGATGTACGAAAGATTTCTGTGTAGTTGAAAAGCTTCACAGGCGCATAAGCTTTCGCTGTTGGGGGGTTAGAACCTTCTTCGTTCACGTTACCAATAACTGTCATGAAATCGCCGGACGTTAGTGTTGCGGCGTTAACAGAACCCCACGAACGCTCCACAGTGGGGAAGTTAACGTCTGTCGTGGGGTCAGAAGAAACACGAAGAATTTCCCCCGACGCCTCATGCAATAGCAAAGTGCCGTTCACGGCATCCTTTGCGTTTGCAGTTACAGTGATGTTTGCAGCGATAGCAGGAGCGAAAGTAGCAGACAACGCCATTCGCTGTGTCTGGAGGCGCTTTTCCCACCAGTTAAATTCAGGATCGTCCGTGCCCTCGTTTTTCAGCAATGACAGCAAGGCTGTCAACGGAGCGGAGCCGTTAGGAAAGATTTCTAGGATCTTCTCGCGCCAGTTCTTTGGGCGCTCGTTTGTATCAAAGTTTCCAGAACCACGCAAACCAAGTACAGCTGCCATTTATTTCTCCTTAAATATCCATTTCACGTTGCTGTTCCGACGGGTTGGAGGGGCGGTGCTTTCCTCCACGTGCAGAAACAGCACGTGAGCCAGTTGGTGTTTGTCCGTTAGTGTTTCGTGCCCCTTGCACAATGCCGCGCTCATAATCGTCTAGCGTGACGCCCCTCATGCGTGCAATCGCGTAACGAGCACGACGCGCAATTTGTGTGCCGTACTCATTTCCATGAAAACGCATGTGAACACCCTCGCGTTCTCTCGCGGAGCGTTCTACAGCTTCTACCAGTTCACTATGATCACGTAGATCGGGGAACCGGCCAAAGAAACTGTTGAAACGAACAGCAGCTTCATTTTCACGTCGATTCATTTCACGAACAGCCGCAACAGAAACGCCTGGTAGTGTGTTTGAAATAGATGCATAAAATGCATTTGCCAGGATGTTCAACGGCTCTGTTGCTGCCGGATCCAAGCCTACAGCTTGAACCTGCTCGGGCGTCAGTTGCACGAAACGATTTCGTGGGTCCTTCGGAATAGGGATACCCATTGGGGTATCCATGTATTCAATGTTAGGTTCGTTTTGTGGGCGCTGTTGCATCCGTACTTCTGAACGCAACTGTTCATGTTCACGTCTTAGCGTATCGATTGTTGAAAGTGCAGCCGCAAGTCTCTCGTCACGATCCGTCCTAGGTTGCTCTGACCCAACTTCGGTAGGTCGTGCTTCAGCAGCTTGCGGCTGCACATCTGTTTGCGTTTGAACATCAGGTTCCTTGTCATCTTGCAAAATCACAGGGGAGTCTGGATTTGGGTCTCCGAAATCCCCCCTGATGCGGGCATTCAGATCATCACTGTCAATCGAAATGATTTGATCTCGCTCCCCGTTCTGTTCAGCCACGATCGTCAACCTCCTCTAGTTGGATATTTGGTGAAACATGTGAAACAGTACGCCTCCCACTGTTCTCTGCATGTACCTTTGCTACCTCGTCGAGTGAAAGCGTGAAGTTGTATGCAACGATACACCCGCGTAGCTTGTCCTCTTGACGCTGTGTCAAATCATTTCCTGGATCAGCAAGATCGTTCAAACAATCAGTTTTTCTTATAACGATTTGTTCTACGTATGCTCGCCACCAAGGCTTGTCGTAAGCATCCCTGATGAGTTGATCAAACTTGTCGAGATCTTCACGTGAGAAGTCCATTACCCACTCCCGTCATAGCTAGCTCCCGCTCCATTGAATGCGCCGTTCACGCCAAGTGTGGCTCGTTCATCAGAAATTCCTTGATCCGGACGCCCGGCCATATTCCCACCACCGCCCTTTAGCGGCTGTATAGACTTTTTAGCGTACAGTTCTGCCAGTTGATCGGGCGTCATGAATCCCGTCTGTGCCTTTATTCCTCGCTGGAGAAAATCATCGATATTACGGAGACCTTTTTGTCGCACTGATTCCTTAAACAGTTCAACTGGATCGAACACCTGAGCGAGAAAGGGAGCGTTTGCAACTGTCTGGAATGTCTGATCCAAGATTTCACTAGCTTGCAATCTGTCGCTTGGCAAGACACCTTCTTCCGCAGGATATTTAAAGACTCCTGAAATGTGATCTTTCTTAACAAGGACGAATCCATCCATTATGTCTTGAGGTTTAACTCCCAAATCCATTGCTGTCTGGCCAGCGACTTCGATGTATTGCTCTATGTTCATGTTTTCTTGACGAAGAAGGGCCATTTGTTCTGTCAGAGGCGAGAAGCCCTCACTGGAAAAAAGATCGGCTTGCATCTTCATCCGGGCGCCCGCTTGGCGAAACACGCCTTGCAACTCCAGGGCTGTACGGCGGCCTGTTGAAATCTGCCCAAACATATGGGAGGTTGCTCCTGTGAACTTCTCCCACATCTCCATGATTGTTTGAGCCATCTGCATGTGACCGGCAGTTACATCTTGGATTGGTAGTTGTTTTATTGCTGACAATGGATCTTGGCCGTAGCCTCTTGGCAAGGACCGAATGACACCCCCATCTTTGAGGTCAAGGATGTCACGTATATCAACTCGACTTGGATCAACTGCCAACGTGTCCTTTACTGCCTTTCGCACGTTAGCCATATGAGAATTAAAAAGGAAGCTGAGGTGTTCGGCGAGAGGTTGTGTAAACTCCATAACCCCTTGAGACATAAATGAGAGCATATCGGGGTAGCACTCGATGACGTTATAAGGAAATCGTGGTGTGAACGGGTTAGGTTCTGCGCGCACGATGGTAGTGCCGTCAATAAGATTAAACAACCAATCTTGAGGGCGGTCTTCCGTTGAAAGCTCGAAATCTTTTGGAATAATTTTGATAATGACTTCTTCGTTGATGTGGACCTTGTCCCGCTTTGCCTGTGTTATTGCATTTTCTAGAGTCTGTTGGCCTCTCCAGCGGTCACGGTTGTGATCCGCCAAACCCATTTCGCTGTCACGAGTGATTCCACGAAAGGATGTATCTTTGATGTCTTTTGTGTTAAAAAACAGCCCAACTTCCTCCATTTCCATGAGATCCATGTCGTGGAGAGTGTTTCGATGCCCACAGAAAATCCCCTCCTGCAAACGGGACAACGGCATCCGGGGGTCAGGAAAGAACAGTCTGTTATCAATGAGCTTCCACTCATTTCCTTCGAAGGTAGTGAAGTACTGATTGCGATATGCCACGGCGCCCGGGACGTTGAACTCGTTCCCATCAATTTCAAAAATCGAGGAAGGGCCAGGAGCTAAGATTTTCTTTATAATCTGACGACTTCCCCATGAATTGTGCATTACGCCAAAGCCATAGCGAAATGCATTAAGAAACCACTGTTGCAACATGAAATAACCACGGTTGCCACGATAGTCGTAGTCTAGACACAACTCCATTACGCGGGCGGCACGAACAGACGCAGGATCAGCACCGCGCAGGCGGAGAATTGGATTCAATGCTGTGAAAATCTCCATCATGAACGTCGTCATCACCTGGAGTGTGGCGAACTGGATCGGAACAATGATCTTCTGGACACCGTATTTTGAGAGAGAGTCTCGGTCCTCGTCGTCCGCAGGACGGAAAATGCGGTACGTGCCTTCGATTTCGTCCCATGTATCGTAATTTTCGGACATCGTACGCCAACTCATGTCTAGGTTTTCACGGACGAGACGACGAATCTTTTCCGCTTTTTTGGAACCTTGCTTGAGATCTTCCCGGGCGTTCAAAATGTACTCACGACCTGGGGCATCCGCCGGCCTTCATAAGGAATGTCCATGGAGATTGAGGACATTCCTCCGCAAGCATACTCAAGAGCGTTCGCTATGTGTGAATATCTGTTTTTGGTGGGTTGTGGGTGATAGTCACCGCCTTTTCCTCCAGCGACTTTCGGATATGCGTAGCCCCCTCGAAGAGCTTGACGAAGGAATGTGCAACGTTCATGGACCCGTAACTTTGGAACTGGAGTTCCAGCAGTTGACGGCTTAAAGAGCGTAAGCAACATTCTCTCGACTGTGCTCCGTCGCTTCGCGAAAGAGACAGGCCCCGGAATAGGGGGCATGTTGTACTGTCGCATGATATCCGCCATTGCCTTTCCACCTTTAACAACTCCAGATTCAGTGAACACTGATGGATCGGCAACATGTATGGAGAAACCTCCTAGCTTGGCCCACTCCAATTTCAGGTGCGATTCCACTGTTTCAACGAAAGCATAGATGTCCCCATCATCTCTGTAGACTTCGTCGATGAAAAGAATTGAAGACTCGTTTGGCTCAGCTATGCCGAGGCACCATGCGAGATGGACGTCATTTGGACCCCCATCCCAGCCAGAAATCAGTTTGGATCTACGAGGTACCATGATAGTTCCGGAGGAAAGGTGAATGACTTCGTCATAATCTGCATAGACGGGTTTGCCTTCAAAAACTGTCCACGTTGAACCAAACTCACGATCCCATTGGGAGCGAGGAATGCCCCGTCTACTCTCAATGACCCATTCCTCGGAACGTTTGTTTGGATCTGCTTTGAACTCGAGGTCAATGACACGGAATCCGTTCTTTGGATTCAACCACGTAGTGATCCCCTCGAAAGGAGATTCCTTTTGCGCCACGATTAGTTCATTCATTTTTTAGAAGATTCTCTATCTCTTTATCTATTTCTACCAGGCGCTCAGCAACAGTGATGCGTTCACGGCGCAGAAGTGCAACAGTCATTCCGACAGTTTGGCGTTTGTATTGCGCAGCCTCTGTGTCGGGCGATGCGTCTAGAGATGGATTTTCACTCATAGTCCTTTACGCATTTGATCTAGTTGTCCCTGTTTCTGACCTATTAGATTTTGTGAGCCACCTTCTGGCATTCCTTGTCGCATTTGTCCAAGTGGACCTTGAGCCTGCCCCATCTGCTGTGTTCCTTGTGGTGCCTGTTGGCCAACTGTAAATCTATTTCTTTTTTGCCCCATGAGATTTTGATTTGCGTTATTGGTATTGTACATTGCTCCACCGCCACCTCCACCCCCACCAGGATTAAATCCGCCGGAGGAGCTTACACCCAACGGAGAAAATCCTTGTCCCATTCCTGGACGTTCTCCGCCCATGATAGGAGGGGCGCCCATTCCTGGTGGTGTATAACCTGAAACTCCTGACATATTTGAACCTTGGCCTGCGTTTCCTGCCCCCCAAGATGGCTGAGCATTTGCCATTTGTTTCAACATTGATTCATTATTACCAGGTGCCATATTCATAAATGACTGCAAGCCTCCACCCGGGCGTCCCATTTATAAGCCCCTCCTTAAAAATATTTCTCACCAGAATCTTGATTTTGTACTGGCTTGTTAAAATATTTACTTCCCCATGCAGGTGCTGCAGGTGCTGCCGGCGTTGTTGGTGCTGGTGCCGGTGCTGGTGCTACATATTGACTTTGATATTGTGGAGAACTATTTCCACCATCGCTATAACCACCATAGCCCATACCACTCATTATGGGCTGTGCTCCCCCCTGACCCTGCTGCAATGTATTAAAACTATCAGCCATTTTGTTGAAAAGGCCTGCCATGCTGTTAGGATCGCTTTGATTAGCTATTGCATTTTGTATAATCATGGGGTCATTTGCGCCGCCCGGTTGGAAGCCTGGCGCGTAGCGCATTTGCTGTTGCTGTTGCTGGGGCTGTTGCTGCTGCGGGGCTTGAAATTGCTTGAACAGATCATTGAAAAAGTCAAAGATGGAAGGTGTTCCTTGTCCCGTGGAAGGCGCCCCTGTGGGTAGTTGACCAGCACCCGGAGCGTTAGGATTGCCGCCCGGTGATAACTTTACAATAGGACCTTTCTGTCCTGGAATTGTTACTGTTTGCCCATTTGGCAGTGTTATTGTTTGATCGGCCGTCGAGGCACCATAACCATAGCCGGGCAAGGGGTTTCCATCTTTATCTACGTAGCGTGTTTGTAACCAAGGATCATATATTGTGCCAGAACCCGGCCCGTACTTAGCATCATCTATTCTATGTTGCGCAATAGTCGCTGGTGTATTTGCTGCGTAATACTCTGGATTTTGAGCGTCCCAGGCATTTCTTTTTGGCGCGGTTAGTAAATCCCGACCCGCTGGTGTGTTATTACCAACGTCGAAAAATTGACTAGCATCACTCATAAATTGGTCTTGCGATGGATTGCCGGCGAAATAAGCATCAACAGACGCTTGATCTCCGCCCCCCGCAAGGTAACTGTCTACTGCTGCTTGTTCTTCTGGCGTCATTGTTATTTCTTCTTCTTTGTATGCTGAGGAAGGCCCTTTTCAGAAGTCTTGCTGTAGTCACTCAACTGACTCTTCGTCATGTCAGGGCACCTTCCCATTGCGTGTTTGGGAGAATGCTCACACATGGCGAAGAAACGTCGTTGTGCTTTAGACTTTGCAGGCATTTCATCTAGGCACAACAAGTAGAAGCAGGCCGATTGAAACGAGAACAACGGCTACCCACAGCGGAACACGGTCCGGGCGTGCGCCTGCTGAGACGGCCACAATGAATGCAGCAATTGCAATAATAACAGTCACTGTGGGCATCATTTTCATTTCTCCTCACTCAGTACGGGCGCTTCGGCGGAGGAAAAGGCTTTCCTCCACCTTTTGGTGGTTTCGGTTTCGTTTTCTTTCCCATGTTGTTCCTCCAGTAGATTTCTCTTATGCCAACTACCTCCTGCTCGAACCCATTGTTCCAGGCGCAGGAGTAGTGGTAGTTGTGGTTTCAAGTGGTGGTGCTGGTGGTAGCACAATACGCAACCCCTGTTTGAGTGCTTGTTCTTGGACCAATGGATTTGCTTCATCTGCCGGACTAAAGATAGAATCAGCTTCCGCTTTCGGAACCCACACGTAGCCAGTTGCAGTGGACCACATCTTGTATCCGGGCGTGGGTTTTTCTAGATCGTTTGGGTTGGGAAGATCATGTATCTCGGCGGCAACAAGCATTCCGCCCGTGAATAGCGGAAGCAACTGCGTAACGGGCTCACCGGGCGCCGGTGTTGATCCAATTTCACGTGGAGTTGCTCTTGCGCCCTTCTCGATAAGTGAACGCCCGGTGTGCGGCTTCGTTGTTACGTTTGTTACGTCTGCCATTTTTCATTCTCCTTTTTTTGTTTTACTGCACGACTACCTGTCATCCATCGTGTCTTCGATCAAGTCTTGGAAGAAGCCGGGAAAGCGAGTTGAAATAAGAACAACCTTGCCGCCGCCCTGCAAAGTTGGCTTCATACCTACGAAAGACTCTTCTGCGTTTGGCCAGAAACCGATTTCGTCAGCGAAAATCCGTGAACATGTGAACTGCCTTAGCTGATCTGCGCCTTGCGCGAAGCCTTTTATCACAGAACCATTTTCTTCGCTTCTGAGTTCCGTGAACTTATATGTAAACTTTGGCTTGATAGGCATTACGGATTTGGGGATGTTTTCCCAGATGAACTTGCATCGGCGGACGAGGTCGTCTGAGTCCTCCTCCTTTTTTGACATGATGGCAATGAAACGTTCTTCATTGAACATTGCGTCCCATAGCATCACTGCACAAGCGGTCCAAGTCATTAACATTCGTCTGTGTTTCACGATTGCGAGGAGTGGTTCATTGACAATCTGTTGAGACAACCAATGCAAAGGCGGTGCATACAAGTCGTCTGTAGGAAACTTCTTAACGGGGTTCGCTTTGTCTGTCTGATCTTGTGTCCATACAGCACGAGAAAGGAA